TCCTAAATATAATTTCTCACCGGAATATGTGTCCCTGATCGGTAGCAGTTGTTGCAGACGCAAGTTGGCGATTTCTCATCCTCCCTAACAATCAAGGCAGAGACCTCGGCAAGCCCTGATGCAGCATGGTCACGTTTCGGCATTATGGTCAAAGCTGGTGATAGTAATGAATGGTCAACCGGTGCTTTCTTCATTGAAGCACAACAAAACACAAGCCGTGTAGTGTTCCAGACTGACCAGTTCATCGTCACCAATGGCAATCTGACCGCCGCACCGCTGACCTTTGCTAATGGCGTCTTGCGGCTAAATGCCGCCGATATTGGCAATGTAACGGCAGGTAATATCAATATCAACAACCGCTTCAAAGTCTCTTCATCGGGCGAGGTGGAAATCAAGACAGGCAACACATTACAGCGACTAGTGATTACCAACAGCGTTGTAGAAGTTTACGACGCAAATAACCAATTGCGGGTGCAATTAGGCATTTGGGGGAGTTAAATCAAGAGGCGGTGAGGCGAAAGCCAAACAGGGAAAGGAATAAATCATGAAGAATTTTGGTAAATTTAATCCGGTTGAAGAAACGGTGGTTGTTTACGGGCAAGAAGTCAAAATCATCTTTCAGCGCAACGAGGAGGGCGAAGATTTAGTTGAGGTGCTTAAAGCGCACCCGCACCCGTTTTATATCGCGGTGGATAAGGAGGCTAAAATTGTCTCGATGGTAAGCGATCCGGAAACTATCCAGATTGGCGGGCATGACATTATCGGCATTGATAGTGATTTTGGCTTTACCCATGGCGAGGGCGGTAATGTCTATGGCGCGATATGGAACGGCGTTGAGATTGTTGCGCCGCCTGAACCCGTACTGGCTTTGACGGCGCGGCAATTTTGGTTAGCGGCGTTAGAGCTTGGCATTACTGAACAAGGGTTGTTAGCCTCAATCGTAGATGAAGAAGATCCGCTTTATATCGCTGACGAATTGGAGCGGGCAGCGGTGGCAATTGATATAGCTAAGGCGACAAGCTTTCGCCGTGATTATTCGCTGGTGGATAGCATGGCCGCCGCCTTTGGCTTACCCGCTGAACAAATGGATGATTTATGGGCGTGGGCGGCGCAAATTGAATAATTTGAGTTGAGCGCATGTGAAAATTCGGAGAATTGAACGTGATGAAGACGAACGGAAAATTATTAATAGTGTAAAATCCTAAAAATATCGTGATTTATATTTATAATTGACTATAATCATGCGTTATGAACCGCCAAATAACCCGCAATGATGGAATAAATCAAGAAATCAACCTGTCAAATCGGCGGGCGGCGATTGGCGCACTGGTTAAAGCCCGTATCCACAAAAAGATGACCCTGCTTGATGCAAGCTGGGTATCGGGCGTTTCATGGGATGCGGTACGCTCTTGGGAGAAGGGGCGGCGTGAACCAACGATGGGCAATCTGGTTGCCGTTGCTCAATCCTTAGGCTTTGAAATTATCTTACGCCCCCAAGGGCAAATAACGCCCCCTGAACCCGCGCCTGAACCGCCTACACCTGCCCCCGCCACCGCCCTCAAACGCAAATCACGCCGCAAAATGCCCGACCCCAATCAAACCAACTTCCTCAATCTGCTTTGAAAAAGCTTGAACATGGCTTGACAGTTTATATAAAACTGTATATATTTCAATCATGACTAAGAATTTAAAATTCATCGGGCGATCTATTGAAGATTTGCGTGATTTTTCTAAAGCTGTAAGGCAAGAGATAGGTACTCAATTAAGGCAGTTACAAAGAGGAATTGAGCCTAATGACTGGAAGCCGATGCCAACTATTGGTTCAGGCGTTAGGGAGATTAGAGTTCGTGATGAGAGCGGCGCTTATCGCGTTATCTATGTGGCTAAATTTGCAGATGCAATTTACGTATTGCATGCTTTTCAAAAGAAAACACAAAAGACAGACAGGCGCGATCTTGATTTGGCGGCAAAACGCTATCGCGAATTATTGCAGGAGTTAAAAAAATGAAAATGGAAAGTTTCGAAAATGTCTGGGATGCGCTTGAAGATACACCCCAAGAAGCCGAAAATATGAAAATACGCTGCGACCTCATGATCGACCTTAAGGAATATATAAATCGGCTTAATTTAACGCAAGAGGAAGCCGCAAAAAAAATGGGGGTAACACAACCACGTGTATCTGATTTGCTAAGAGGAAAGATTGATCGTTTCACTCTTGAGAGCCTTATAAATATGGCTTTCGGACTTGGACTGAAGACGCAGTTGCGTTTTGTTGATTTTTCGGTCGAGGCGGCCGAATAAGTCCCCGCTCTCTCTCAAAAACTTGACGCCCTTAAGCATTGACCATAGTCCAACGTCCTTAGCCCCTCGTTAAGCTAAATTGCCTTGACTGATTTTAATCAACAAGAGGCGGTGAGCGCAATAGCGCGAACAGGGACGCAAAGGACAAGAGGCTTTTCTTATGGCAGGGACTGATTTTCTTCATGGCGTGGAAGTTATCGAAATTGATGATGGGCCACGCCCCATCCGCACGGTACGTTCTGCCGTTATTGGCATCATCGGCACAGCGCCAGATGCCAATGAGGCAGCGTTTCCGCTCAACCAACCGGTTTTGATAGCCGGTTCACGCCTCAAGGCGGCCAAGCTTGACACAACCGGCAACCGCAAAGGCACATTGCCTAACGCGATTGATCAGATTTTCGACCAAATCGGCGCGGTGGTGATTGTTATTCGCGTTGAGGAGGGGGCAAATCCTAATGATATGACGCATGTGCTTGGCGGTGTTGATGCCAATGGTGCTTATCGCGGCGTGCATGCGCTCATCGGCGCACAATCTGCGCTTGGCTTTACCCCGCGTATCCTACTTGCGCCGCATTATACTCAAGCCACTGTTACCATCACCGGCGGCGGTGGAGTAGGGGCAACAGCTGAAGCGGTGATTGTTAATGGCAAGATTGATAGTATTATCGTCACCGCCCCGGGTTCTGGCTATAGTGGCACGCCAACAGTCACTATTACCGGCGATGGCACAGGCGCGGTAGCCACTGCGACAACCGGCGCGGCGGCTAATCCGGTGGTTGCTGAACTTGTCGGGCTGGCTGAAAGGTTGCGGGCGGTCGTCATTGCTGATGGACCCAACACCACAGATGAAGCGGCGGTACAAATGGCCGGTGATTTCGGCTCAAAGCGGGTTTATCTGGTTGACCCATTTGTTAAGGTAGCACGTGGTGGCACGATTGTTAATGAACCGGCCTCCCCCGCCGTGGCGGGGTTGATTGCCAAGATTGATTATGACCGTGGCTTTTGGTGGTCACCCTCTAATCAGGCGATTAATGGTATTGTTGGCACGGCAAGGCCGATTGATTTTGCACTAGGCGATAAATCAGCCCGTGCCAATTTGCTCAATGAGCAGAATGTTGCTACCATCATCCGCGAAAATGGCTATAGGCTTTGGGGCAACCGCACATTAAGCCATGATCAGAAATGGGCGTTTTTATCCGTTGTTCGCACCAGCGATATTATTAATGACTCTATCTTGCGGGCGCACCTTTGGGCGGTTGACCGCAATATTACCAAAACCTATTTCGATGATGTGTCGGAAAGTGTCAATGCTTACCTGCGCGAATTGCGGGCATTAGGGGCAATCCATGGCGGCACATGTTACCCTGATGGTGAACTGAATAGCCCTGCCTCGATTAAGGACGGCAAGGCTTGGTTTAATATTGATTTCACCCCGCCCTATCCGGCCGAGCATGTTATCTTCCGCTCGCGCATTGTTGATGATTATCTTGAGGATCTAGTATAATGGCTTTAGTCGCACTCCCCCGCCTGTTGAAAAACTTCAATATCTATCTTGATGGTGATAGTTATGCTGGTCGTTGTGACAGTGTAACTTTGCCAAATATTACGGCTGTTGTGGAAAGTCATCGTGCCGGTGGTATGAATGGTTCAGTAGAAGTTGAGCTTGGACTTGAACTGATGACAATGAGCCTTGTTATCTCTGATTTTGATCCCAAGCTGGTTAGCCTGTTCAATCAGGCTGAATTGCCGATAACTTTACGCGGTTCAGTGCAGGCGCAGCACAAACAAGCCGAACCGGTTGTTATCAATATTCGCGGCCTTCATAAAGGGCTTGAATTTGGTGATTGGTCGGGTGGCTCTAAAACCACCCAGACTTTGCAAATATCGCTTAATTATTTCCGCTATCGGCAAAAGGATGTTGAATATGCCGAGATTGACTTGTTGAACATGGTGCAAAAAATCGGCGGCGTTGACCAATTGGCCAGTGACCGCGCCAATATCGGGCTATAATCCATGAATATAGAACCACAAATTACCCATAAATTACTTATCCCCGTTCATTTTGAGGGGATAACGCATGACGCTATCACCATCCGCCGCGTTAAGGTCAAAGACTTACGCGGGCTAAAGATGGAGAATGTCTCAATCGATGAGATGTTAACCTTAATTGTCAAATTAACCGGCTGGCCACCAGAGGGCGTTGATGAGCTTGACCAAGCGGATTTGGAGGCGATATCAAATATCATCTCGGGTTTTTCCAAGGCTCGGGGCTAATTGATTGGGAGGTGGCCGCGAGCCTCATGGCAGATATTGCCACCGTCTTCCATTGGCCACCCTCCGAAATGGAAGAGATGCCGCCTGATGAACTCATCTTCTGGCGACAAAAAGCATTAGAGCGCCATAAGGCGAAGTAATTCCTCTATTTATCCCAAGGTTCAAGCCCCGCTTCAACAGCAGAGCAAGCTAAAGCCACAGTGCGGGGGATTTTAACTTGCATACCATTTTCAAGCCGCACCCCGCGTTCATAATTGACAATAGTATTGCGGTATAGCCCTAGTACCTCTGCCGCTTGCCGTTGTGAAAGCTTCATTTTTTTACGCCACAGCTTGAATTGTTCGTTGGTCATGTGTTATATTCCCATTCAATGCCGAAAGGAGGAGACGACTTTTTGCCTAGTTGGAGATGAGGCTTGCGCCCCATCTCCGTTTAAGCTAAAAAGTAACAGTCATTACTAGTTTGATACGCCAGAATTTGACCGTAACTTTTAGTTTTCTAGGCTTTTTCAATCATCTCACCTCCTTTCGGTGTTTGTAAAGGACTATTCCTTTACCTTTTTAGGTTTACATTATGGGGCAAATTAAGTCAACATATTTTTTATTATTTTATTGATTTTTTTAAATAATTTTATCTTTTTTATCTGATTTTCATATCCTTTGACGATTGTCCAGCGTTTAAGCCGTTCATCTTTGCTAGAATCCCTGCCATGAACAGGGAAGATAAAACCAAGAGGCGGTGAGCGTGGAACACGCGAACAGGGAAGATAGAAAATGGCAAAAGTAGCAGAGGCAACAGTCAGGCTTAGCCTTGAAGATAAGCTCACCACGCCGTTAAAGCGTATTCAGAAAAATTTTAAGGCTCTT